TTCAAGTGCCAATTTCTTATAGCGTGTACGATCTTTGTACATGCTATCCATAATCTCAGGCAACACACCCTGTTCCTGAATACGAAACAACTGACCATTCGGCGTTACGGTAACACCAAGATCTTTTAGTATTGCTGTATCAACTTCTTGATGAAGTAAATTATCAACGTTGATATTACAATTGCTAATAAACCCACGCATGTTGTCATTGTATAACTTTGGCTCAATCAGAGTTTCCATTGAGATGTTATATTGCATGATCAAGTGTGGATACAGACTATTCAAGTCAAACGATGCAACCCATTCATGCATACCACAGATGGGATCTTTGACATATGCACCTTCGTATTGCGAACTCTTTGTGCTGCGTGACATCTGCGGAATGACAATCTTCTTGCGTAGAAGATAGTTGTACACAATCGCATCCCACATACGCACTTGAGTAAACACATCATCGTAATTGACTTTGTTATCATACGCAAGAGTCAAAGCCAACTCAATCAACTTCATCTTGTCTTCGAGTTTCTCGACAAGTTCAACGTCCTTGATGTTATACTCAATGAACTTTTGATAGTCGTGTTTGTATAACTGATGAAGAGTTTCGAACTCAGAGTAATCTAATTTCTTTTCACCCAACTCAACGTGAGCAATGTTATCAAGACGATAAGATTCTTGCTGCGAATAAGTGAACTTGCGATAGAGTTGAATGTAATCAAGAATGGCAATTCCAGAAAGATCATAGAACTGCACTGGGCGATTCATCATCACCGTTTCGCGTTTGCTGATACGATTCCAAGGTGAGAGTTTCTTGGCTTCATCTTCACCAAGAATCTTGGTGATACGATTTGCAAGATAGGGAATATCGAATTGTTCGACGTTCCAGCCAGTGACTACATCTGGGTGCCATCGTGTCCATAAGTCGAGGAATCTTCGTATGAGATCTGACTCATCTCGGCACTTTGCATAGTGCACGTCGTCACGATGCTTGACATAATCGCCACAACCAAACACAAAATAATTACCCTTAACTTTGATGCTGATTGCTGTGATTGCTTCGTTTGCGTCTCTTGGTTCAGGAAATCCATTTTCGGATCCAACTTCGATATCAAGATAGGCAATAAGTATTTTACTGACATCCCAAAGAATATCATCAGGATACTCATCAGCAATATAAGCATACTCATAGCGATTATTCCCAAAAATAGGAAAATTGTCGACACTTTCGTACCTCTCTAAAAATTCACGACATTCTGGAATGGTTCCAGGCTGGATTGGCTTAACATAATCGCCAGCAAGAGTTGTATATTCAGTTTTATCTTGGCTGGAAAGAAAAAAGGTCGGACGGAATTCAACCTTCCGTCTGACCCTTCTATCATTCTCAACACCTCTTAGAAGAATATATCGACCAGAGACGCTGACATTGGTATAAAAATCGGACATATCACCCCAGAATTAAATCTTTTGGCGGCACTACAATTCCTGCGCCGAAGATTTGATTATACCCGTTTTTTACTTCCTCGGCAACATTTGCGATCGTAACAATCTTGCTTTTTTCAATTAAGAAAGGACCATCAGCAGCATGCATCCATGGCATAAAACCAAGAGCAGCACCACCTGTTTGATTTGAGCGCTGAAGAACAGCAGCAACAGGATTTACAAATTCTACTCCAGTATCAGTTTCATTTGTAATTTCGACTACCAACTCTTCACCAGTCACCAATTTTAAAACCTTCACATTGGACATATCAAACTCCTGTTTATTTTATAGAAATGCTAAATAAAGGTGTCGGTCGCGATACGGGAATATCCACCGACTCTAATATCTTACTAGGAGACATCAGCAATGTCAAATATTTATTACATATACGCATATATTCGTTCGAACGGAACACCATACTATATTGGAAAGGGTTCTGGAATTAGAGCATGGAAAAGTCATGGAAAAATTCCAGTACCAAAAGATCAATCTAGAATAGTCATAATGGAATCAGGTCTCACTGAGATTGGTGCTTTTGCATTAGAGCGCCGATATATTTTGTGGTTTGGTAGAAAAGATATCGGAACTGGAATTCTTCGTAATATGACTGATGGTGGTGATGGAAGTTCAGGCAGAATAGTTTCTGCTGAAGAACGATCTAAAATCGCAAACTCAAACAAAACCAGACAATATACTGACGAATTCAGAGAAAAGCATCGCAGACTGAAGAGTGGAATTAAAAACCCTTTCTATGGACGCAGCCATTCAGATGAATGGAGAAAATCGCATAGTCAAAAGATGAAAGGTCGTACTTTATCTGCCGAACACAAAAGAAAAATCAGTGAAGCAAAGAAGAAACAATCAATCTGAATATCGCGCACTCATAATCATCTTTTTACGAGTTTGAGCACTTTGATGTTCGACATTTTGTTTCTTCCTTTTGTAATTGTCAAATAAACCTTTTTCTTTTATGCTCTGAAGACTGCCATTTTTATAGAAGCAATCATGAGACATAGTCCAAGTATCCTTACCAACTTTAAGATACCAACCACCAAACTCCTTAACTTCAATTTCTTTGTTCATTAAGAAGTCATTGAGTTCTTTAAGTGAGTGCATTATTCGCTATCACCTGCATCGCGATTTTCAGTATTGTGTCGCTTCATCTTGAAGCCCACATGATTAGCATGCGCAGCAATCATTGCTCTTCGAAGATCGCCACGCTCATGAGCATCTTTGACCCAACCATAAGTTTCAGCCATAGCAAGAGCGCGTTTCATAGTACGTGGAAGTTTAGCGTTAAAAAAATCACTACGATTAGCCATTTAAAAGTTCCTCACATTTTTTGATAAAACGTTCGTTTTGTCCTGGATGAAAACTTTGATACATGTGCCAGAACATTTCATTACTTTCTGTACCAAATGTTGTGCCGATACCATACTTTGGCATTCCATCAGCAAGATCCCAATAAGGCGGTGCATCCTTTGGTTCCCATTCCATACGAATTGGTGGAGCATCATAGCGCAACGGCATCACAATCTCAACAGGAATATTATTCTCTTCTGCCTTAAAAGTCAATTCCTCACCAACATCACCACGATAGTTTGGCATGAAAGAAGGGTTGCCAAGTTTACGATATAGTTCAACTGTAAACGTAACGTTGTGGGGTGCGGCAAAGACATGCTGATTATTCTGAATATGATTGCTGCGTTGAGCATCACCAATAACTTTACCAGCATATGCTTGCTCGAAGAAATAATCAAGAGCACCGTCATTCAATGGCACACAATCAATATCTAAGAACATGATAGCATCGTGTCCATTCTTCTCAAGCATATCAACAAGTTTATCCATCGTGTATCCAGGATTGGCTTCAGTGAGAACTGGATAATGAGTAATATTAGACTTATTGAATTTACTTACAACTTGTTGTTGCAATTGAACAATTTTAGGATCAATATTCTTCATGAATATTGATGCAATGCATGGCTTCATGGTTTCACCCATAAGAACTTATCATGGCTCTTCGTGACAACCTCACCCAATGAATCTGCAACTGCTCGTTTAATTGGTCCATGGAACCAATCGTCACCCAGCATATGTCCGCCTGGACGCAAGATATCTTTATAAAGCATCAAATCCATATATACAGATTGATATTCATGTCCTGCATCAATATAAATCAAATCTGGTTTAATACCTAACGCTTTCAGCACCAGTCCGCCGTTAATTGAATCGATGGGGAATGGTGTGATATGATTCGTCAATCCCTCTTGAACAACGTTTGTTAGAAACGTATCATAAACGGTTGGTCGACCGTTCTTCAAGGTAGTCTTTGGCATGTTTGGATCAACGTTTGTCCAATGTTCAACCGAAGCCAAGAAGGTATCGATACAAATGATATCAAACTTGTCATAATATTTTTTACAAGTTTTTGCCATGTGAACAGCAGAAGCACCTTTCCAAGTGCCAACCTCAACAATCAGTTTTGGTTGAATTTCTCGAATAGAGTCTTCAAAGCAAGGCGATGTGCTCGCCCAACCTTGCAGATCATACTTTGTTGGGGTGAAATTTGCATATGGATCATGACCTTGATAAATTTTATCACGAACTGAATGTGTAATTATGATTTCCATGGAAGAACCCCATTATATTGTTGCAACATTTTCTGATTGCCTTGAATGAAGAAGTCTGATTGTACAGACAAGCCAGTATTTCCTACACGATATCTTACCGTATAATCACGTGTGCAGTCAAACTTTAGATTGTTTTGTTTGGCCATTAGAGTGCCTGCAATGGCTCGATCAATTTCCAATTGTCCTGGTTCGCGAAACTTACGATACCAAACTGGACTCATACCGACTGCAACATTTTTCTTGACAAAATAGCAATTCACATCAACAAAAAAGTCTTGGGGGTGCAAGACACTTGGCCACAAACCTAATGACTCGCAGTCATCAAAACATATAAGATTGCCATCTTTATCAATAATCTTTCTTAGGGAAAAAGCCCAATCTAAATTCTTTTCTTGTACTAACTTGACCAAACTCTCAACATGATTTGGTTCAAGAACATTATCATCATCTAACCAGATATGATAATCGCCATCTGCGAAATAAGTAGCAGCACCGTACACGCGATGACCGTTGTAACGATTAGTGCCTGTAGGATATGGTAATACGCAAACATGTTCATTTACTCCGTTGGGGAATTCAGCAGCCAATAGAATTTCGTCAGCCTTTTGCCAACGTTCTTTTCCATCAACCACTACAATGTGTTCAACGTTTTTATATGTTTGCGCACGAACTGATTCAATACATTCGGCAAGGAATGGATTACCCGTCGTGGGTGTGATGATTGATACTTTCACGAATTAATCCCAAAGGTTTTGATAATATTTTCCAAACAAACGGAAGCCATTTTTCTTTCGATCCCAGTATGCTTTTGATTTTACATAATCAAACTCACCAGGAGAGACAAGAACTAACTCATCAAATTTGTTACCTTCTTTCTTTACACGCTTGTACTTTGGCTTCTTAATGTAGAAGTTTGGATCGTGGTCTTTTGCGTGCTCGTTGAATG